AAATGGTTCTCAGAAAAATGGGTAGATATATCTGCACCTAAAAAAGGAGGAGGATACAAAGAATGTGGAAGAAAATCTGCAAGTGGATCAAAAAGAAAGTACCCCAAATGCGTGCCTGCTGCAAAAGCAGCCCAAATGACAGGATCAGAAAAGCGTTCTGCTGTTGCGAGAAAAAGAGCAGCCGGTAATCCTGGAGGTAAACCAACTAATGTGAAGACATTTACTAAGCGATACTACGGTGGTATGATAGACGTATAAAATTTTAAGGAGAATTATGAAGAATTTAAAACCAGTCCCAGCGGACAAAAAGAAATCACTAGGTAAACTACCTACAGATGTTAGAAATAAAATGGGTTATGCTAAAAAAGGCAAAATGGTAAAAGATGAAAAGCCTAAAGAGAAACCTAAAAAACCAGGACAAATTTTTATAGAATTAAAAACACCAATGAAAGCTAGATATGGCACCATGGCAAAAGGTGATGTTAAAGAGGGTTTAAAAAAATCAAATGAATTTAAATCTAAATTAATGAAATTTAAAACTAATGCTGTCAAAAAATTATCTGGTGCAGCAATATCTGAAAAAGAATCTAATCAAATAATGAAAATGATACCCTCTATTAAAGATTCACCAGACACAAGAGAAGCTAAAATGAAAGCTGTTAAAATGAAACTTTCTAAATTAAAAACTGGTGGTGAAATGAAAGGCTACGGTGCAGCTAGAACTTCAGGTATGGGTTTACAAGATGAAAATTTAATCCCTGGTAAATCTATGGATTATATTAAAGATTTGATTTAATGAATTATGGCAACGTCAGGAACTACAGCATTCGATCTTCAGATCGATGATATAATTGAAGAGGCATACGAACGATGTGGTATGCGAACTAATAGTGGTAATGACATTAGAAGTGCAAGACGAAGTTTAAATCTATTATTTGCTGAATGGGGAAACAGAGGTATTCACCTTTGGAAAGTTCAACTTAATGAACAAGCATTAACTTCTGGAACTGCAACATATACTGTACCTACAGATGTTAATGATGTATTAGAAGCATATATATCCACAACTGCAGCTGCAGGAGATAACTCATCTACAAATGATATATCACTTACAAAGATTGATAGATCAGCGTATGCAGCTTTACCTAATAAATTAGCAACTGGACAACCCTCACAATATTATGTGAATAGACAAACGACCCCTACAATTAGTTTGTACTTAGCGCCAGATGCAACAACTTATACAACTTTAAAATATTACACAATTAATAGACTAGAAGATGCAGGTGCATTTACTAATACTGCAGATATTGCTTATAGATTTTTACCATGCATGTGTGCAGGATTGGCATATTACTTATCTCAAAAGAAAGCACCAGATAGAATACAAGTTTTAAAACAATTATATGAGGATGAGTTATTAAGAGCATTGAACGAAGATGGTTCTAGAACTTCTGTTTACATTTCACCACAAACTTATTTTGGAGATGGTGTCTAATGTCTTACGCAAGAGGTAAAAAATCACAAGCTATATCTGATAGATCTGGACAAGCTTTTCCATACACAGAAATGGTAAAAGAATGGAATGGTTCTTTAGTGCATATATCTGAGTATGAACCAAAACATCCGCAATTGGATCCACCATATCATAAGGCAGATGCAATAGCTTTAAGAAATACAAGATCACAAAAATTTCAACAACCTACTTTAATAGCAGGTTTATTTGCAGATTCTGGTGGGATTTCAGTTGGTGTTGCAGACTTAACATTACCTGGCGATTTTGCTTTTTCAAATCAAGGGACTTCAGAAATGATCCCTGCAGATCCATCATTACAAAATAGAAGAAGACAGTTATCAATACAAGTTAAATCAGTAACAGTTACTGCTATTGAAAATATAGAAGTAGATGTTTCAGGAAACCAATTGACAAATTCAACAGGAACAGTGAGTATTACATAATGGCTATAACATATTCAGAATTTTTAACACAAGTAAGAAACTACACTGAGGTTAGTAACACAGTTTTAACTGATCAAATTATTCAAGATTTTATTAGATCTGTAGAATTAGACATAGCCGGTAAAGTTGATTATGATGACCTTAGAAAATATTCAACATCTACGTTTACGTCAGGAAACAGGTACGTAAGTTTACCTGCTGATTTAACTATTATGAGATCAGTTCAAGTAATTAATGGAAGTGATAGAAGTTTTTTAGAAAAAAGAGACACAAGTTTTATATCTGAATATAATAATGGTGGTGCAACTGGTTTACCTAAATATTGGGCTAACTGGGACGATTTTAACATTCTTGTAGCTCCGATACCTGACTCTGCATACACTGTACAAATTAATTACATCACAGATCCACCAGAATTTACATCAACTAACAATACATTTCTATCTACATACCAAGAATCAATGTTACTACACGGTGTATTAACTGAAGCTTTTTCTTATTTAAAAGGTCCCTTGGATATGTACAACTTATACAAAAGCAAGTATAATGAAGAAGTACAGAATTTTGCCCTTCAACAAATGGGGAGAAGGAGACGTGCAGAATTTGATGATGGTGTTCCTAGAGTTAAAGTAGATTCACCGTCACCATAAAAATTAATAAAGGAGAATAATTATGGCTATTACAACAAATGCAATTTGCAATTCATTTAAAAAACAATTAATGGGTGGTGAGCATGATTTTGATAGTGGTGGAGATACATTTAATTTAGCAATGTATGTTTCTACTGCTACATTAGGTGCATCAACTACTAACTATGCAACATCTGGCGAAGTAAGTTCACCAGCAGGTTATTCTGCAGGTGGTAAAGCTTTAGTAAACTCAGGTGTTAAAGTATCGTCTGGAGTGGCTATTACTAGCTTCTCTAACTTATCTTTTACTGGTGTTACATTAACAGCTAGAGGTGCTTTGATTTACAATACAACAACTGACGGTGGAACAAACACTACTGAAGCAGTTGCTGTGTTAGATTTCGGTGGAGACAAGACTGCAACATCTGGAACATTTACAATCCAGTTCCCTGCATTCACAACTTCAGCTGCAATCTTAAGAATTGCGTAATTAAGGAACTAAAATGATATGGCTACTTGGGGACAACAAACATGGGGACTTGGAACCTGGGGGTTACTAGGTGACCAAACTGTTTCCCTAAGTGGTTTAAGCGCTTCCACTTCTATAGGAAGCACAACTGCTGACGCAGAAGTTAATGCAGGTTGGGGTAGAGCTGAATGGGGCTCTATGGTATGGGGTGACGCGTATTCTGTACAAACAGGATCCGTTTCTGCAACCATGTCTATTGGTGCAGTATCTACTCAAGCAGGTTCAGATCAAAATGTAACTGGATTAGAATTAACATCCACTCCTGGTCAAATTACAATGACTGGAGATGCTAATGTAGATGTAACCGGAATACAAGCAACACTATCAGTAGGAGAAGTACAGGGACTATCCGTTGTTGGTAGTGAAATGACTATTTCTATTCGACCTGTAGATGTTGAGGCAGGCGGTAGTGTAGTAGTAAACCCTATTGAAGATAACCTAGACTCCTTTATTGGTTCTGTTACTTTAGATATCGGAGTTACAGTAGAACCTACTGGAACTGAACTTACTTCTTCTATTGGTAATGAAACAGTTTCTATTGATGTAAATGTAGATATTACAGGACAAGAGCTTACAAGTACTACTGGAGATGAAACAGTAACAGCTGACGGAAATGTCAGTGTAACGGGTATTCAATTAACAATCTCTGTAGGAGAAGAAACAATTACTGCAGATGCAAATCTAACAGTAACAGGTATCGAATTAACAAGCTCTGTAGGAGAGGTAGAACAAAACACTATTTATGATGTAACAGGCATAGAAGCGACCTTATTCTTAGGTGAAGAAGGTGTTGTCGCTAACGCAAACGTGAGTGTTACAGGCATAGAATTGACTAATTCAATAGGAAGTATTAATATCACTTCATGGAATGAGATCGACCCAGGTGTAAACAATACATGGTCAGAGGTTGATTTAGCTGCATGATTAAGGTAAAATTATAATTATTTAGGAGAAAAAATTTATGGCATCTAGTTACTCAACAGATCTAAAACTTGAACTAATGGTCACTGGCGAAAACGCTGGTACATGGGGTGATAAAACAAACACAAACTTAAACTTAGTACAACAAGCAATTGCAGGTTATGAAGCAGTAGCACTTTCTGATGGTGGAACTGTAGCTCTTGCAATGTCTGATGCCACATTATCAAATGCAAGAAATATGATTTTAAAGTTCACTGGAACTTTAACAAGTGCATCAACTGTAACTATTCCAGATTCAATTGAAAAATTTTATATTATTGATTTATCTGCTGTAACAGGTGTAACAAACCTAACAATTAAAACTGTAAGTGGAACAGGTTTCACTGCAGGTGAAGCTGCAATCGTTGCTGCTTATTCTGATGGAACTAATTTAAATGAAATATCATTAAACACTTTGGGTGGAACAATTGCTACAGCTAAAATTGATGATGCTGCAATTTCAACTGGAAAACTTTCTGACAATGCAGTGACTACTGCCAAGATTTCAAATTCAAATGTAACTACATCGAAAATTGCGGACAACGCAATTACAAGTTCAAAAATTAGTGCATTACAAATTACTCAAGCTAAAATTGCAAACGATGCTGTTGGTCCTAACCAACTTGCAGACACTGGAGTTACTGCAGGTTCGTATGTAACTGCAACTATTACGGTAGATGCACAAGGAAGAATTACTGCTGCTGAAGCTGGATCTTCAGGCGGAGATATTTTTGCTACTAGATCTTTAGAAGTAAATGGACCTTCTTCAGGTACTTTTACAGCAAGTCCAGGAACAACTAATCTTGCTATGTACATCGTTGGAGGTGGTGGCGGAGGAGCTGGATCTTCTGATGGTTTTTCTGGAAGAGGCGGTGGAGGAGCTGGATTTGGTTTTTATAATGTACCAGTATCTGCACCATATTCACAACCATATTCAGTAGCTGCTGGAGGAAACGGTGGAGCACAAAATAACGGTTCTGTTGGAGGCTCTGGAGGAAGTTCAAGTATTCAAAGTTACCAAGCAAATGGTGGTAACGGAGGAAACAGACAAAGTACAGTAGGGAGTAGGGGTAACGTAAGTAATTCAACTATGGACTTTACACCTTTTAGTTCACCGGGATCTAGAGGACCTGATTCTTACAATACAACTAACATACCTATTTTAGCTTGGAGTGCAGGACCTAATGAAAACAATCTTGCGAATTATTCATCTATTAATCCATCATTAAGTGATTTATGGAATACCACAGTTACTTATATAATTAACAACAATGGTCTTGGTGGACCGGGAAGAGGCTCAAGTACAGGCCGACCAGGTAAACCAGGTAAGATTGCAATTTTTGAGAGTTAATCATGGCATATTTTTATTTTGTAGATAAACAACTTTTTAGAATGGCTGCAGATGATGCAGAGAAAACTAAAATTACATCTTTCATTCAAAACATGAATGCTGTTGAAAAAAATGTAACAGATGCACAATTTTTAAAAGCAGAAGAAGAAACACATGTATATACTTTAGATGACAGTAATGATTTAGTGGAAACTGCAGCTACTACAGGAACAACAGCAGATGACCAAGCTGAAGCTGTGCCTCCAAGATTAGATATTTTAGTTGACGAAACTGGTTTTAGAGAAGCAGTAAATTGTTATATAGAAAGAATAGACCAATATTTAGCAAACAATGAAGATTCTACATGGTCTAATTTTAGAAGTGCTTTAAATTCTTTTACAATACCTACAAGTGGATATCCTAAATCAGGATCTTTAGTAAAATTACTTAGAGATGCTGGAATGACTGCATATCATATTTTACGTTTACCATAAAATAGTATATAAGATAAGCCATGTCTATAAAAAACTACATTAAGGTAGTAGATGGTGTCTTGCCTATAAATACAATTTCGCAATTAATAAAGTATTCTAGTCAATTAAATTTTGATCAAGCCTTAACAATCGGTAATAAAGATAAAGAAAAAGTCAAGTCAGTTAGAAATACAAAAAGTTATCATTTAAATAAGTATTTTCAAACGATGTCGGACTCTCATTGGTTTAATTTAATAGAAAGTGTATTTAGAAAAGAATTTGTAAAATATAGAGAAGTTTTTAGAGAAGCTAATTTTAAATCAGTAATTGATATTGCTGTTTTAAAGTATGAAGAAGGTGGTTTTTATCAATATCATATCGACCATCATGCAACAGTACCAAGAACAATGAGTGCAATACTTACATTAAATAATGATTATGAAGGTGGAGAGTTGTCTTTTTTTGATGAACTTACAAAAGAAGAAACTATTATACATCCAAAACCAGGACGTTTGATTATTTGGCCAAGTAATTTTATATTTCCACATAAAGTAAATTCAGTAAAAAAGGGAACGAGATATTCGGTAGTTATATGGGCACTTTAAAAAAAGATTTTAAATTTAAAATAATTAAAAATTTTCTTACTGAAGAAGAAAGAAAATTATTGAAGAACTATACTAAGATGTTTCATATGAACAATGTTGAAGATTTTGATTTTAAACAAAATACAAATGGAGATACTTGTAAATATTCTGATTATTTAATGGAATCGTTAATGATAACTAAATTGAAAAAAGTAGAACAAGAATCAAATCTAGAACTTATACCTACTTACTCTTTTTGGAGATGTTATACAAAACTAGCAGATTTAAAAAAACATAAAGATAGACCTTCTTGTGAAGTAAGTGTCACTTGTCAGATAGATAGTGACGGTACTGATTGGCCTATTTATATTGATAATAAACCAATGTATTTAAAAAATGGAGATGCTGCATTATACTGGGGTACTGATGTAGAGCATTGGAGAAACGAATTTGTGGGAGATTATCATATTCAAACATTTTTACATTATGTAGATAAAAATGGTCCTCACAAAGACTATGCTAAAGATAAACGAATAATATATGGAGTACCAAAATGAAAATAATACAACAACCTGATGGTAGCGCAGACTTTGTTTTTAATGATGAAGAAATTAAAACAATGCAAAAAACTAAAAGACTTCATTTACATGGGTCAGCATTTAAACACGTAGTTAATACTATGGTTCATGTAATGATGAATTTTACAGCTAATATGGATGAAGCTTCTAAAAAATTAGAAACAAAAGGTAATGTTGAAGTAAAGACTAGATAAAGGTATAATACGATATGCCTTTAACTAAAGTACAAATAGCCCCAGGTTTTAATAAACAAGTTACCCCAACAGGAGCTGAAGGACAGTGGACTGATGGTGATTTTGTTAGATTCAGATATGGTTTACCAGAAAAAATTGGTGGATGGAGTCAAATTACAAATAAAAATTTAGTAGGTTCTGTAAGAGAACAAGTAGTTTGGGCTGACTTAGATGGAAGAAAATACGCAGCATTAGGTACTAGTAAAGGTTTATTCATTTATTATGAAGGTGCTTTTTATGATATTACACCTTTAGATACAGCAATTACAGGAATTACTTTTGATACCACAGATACATCATCAACAGTAACAGTTAATAAAATTTCACACGGATTAGCTAAAGGTGATTTATTTACATTTACTTCAGTCACTCCTCCGACAGGCGCCGGATATGTAGCAGCAGATTTTGAAACTAATACTTTTGAAGTAATTACCTCAGCAGTTGATTCTTTTACAATTACTATGGCTAGTGCTGCCACAACCACTGTTTCTGCAAGTGGAGCAGCTACTATAAACCCATACGTTAGTGTGGGTCCTTTAAATCAAAGCTCTGGATATGGTTGGGGCACATCTTCCTTTGGTGGTGCTAGTGGTGTTGTTAGCACTCTTAACGGTGCATTACTAGACGACAACAACGGCACTGGAGGATCTGGGACTTCTATTACACTTTCTGGAGTCACAGGGTTTCCAACTTCAGGGACAATTAAAGTTGGATCTGAGTTTATTTCTTATACGGGTATATCATCAAATGATCTTACAGGAATTACA